CATACAATGCTTTATTCACAAGGAAGTAATATACAACTTCAAACAAGTGCAAGTATTGTATGGTCTCTTGCAGGTGGAGTCGCATTTACAGCTGGAAGTATAAAGTTATATGGTGTGTCTTAAATAATTAACTAGGAGCAATAAAATGGCAGCAGAAAAAAACACAATAGTAACCCATCATCCTGATGGAACAACAACTACAGAAGTTGTAGATTGGACAGCAGAAGAATTAGCAGCTCATGCAGAAGCAGAAGCTAATGCTTGGAAAGGTGCAAGAATAGCAGCTTATCCATCTACAGGCGACCAATTTGATATGCAATATCATGATTTAGTTGATGGCACAACAACATGGGCAGATGCAATAGCAAAAGTAAAAACAGATAATCCAAAAGGATAAACAATGTTTGGTATAAGTACATATTCAGAAGTACCATTCAGCTCGTTAGCAAGTTCTACATTTAGTGGAANNGCAGCAATTAATGGAACTGCAACTGTAACTGTACTGACAGCAGGACAATTTGTTTATGGAACTGGAAGTGTAAATAGTACAGCTACTTTATCAGTTATAACTACTGGTCAGATTGTAGAGGGAAATGCTGGAATAAATGGAACAGCTACTTTAGCTGTAATAACATCAGGGCAAATAGTATTAGGTACTGGAGCAATATTAGGAATAGGAACAGTTACTGCATTAGTTGCTGGACAAATTGTAGATGGAGAAGCATCTATATCTGGAACTGGTACATTACAAGGAATAGGTGGCTTTACAGTATCAGCAGAGGGAAGCATTGCTGGTTCTGCAACTGTAACTGCAAGTAGCACAGTTACTTGGTCAGGTGATGCAGCAATATCAGCAACAGGAACAGTAGTCGTAGATGGACATATTCAAGGTAATAATTGGACAGTAGTACCTGTAACTTCAAACACATGGAATAGGATAGCGTAAATTATGAGCAGAGATAAAATATCAGAATGGTCTCCAACAGCAGGTTCTAATACTGATGTAGGTGGAATTAATATTAATGAGGGTTGCCCTCCAGCTACGATCAATAATGCTATTAGAGAAATAATGGCTCAAGTTAAAGATTTTTCTACAGGTTATGATAATGATAATTTTGTAGTCGGTGGAAATTTAACAGTAGATGGCACAACAACTTTAACAGGAGTTCCTACTGGACCAACAGCAGTTGCTGGAACAAACACAACTCAATTAGCTACTACAGCTTTTGTTCAAACAAAAGTAGGTACTGTAGGCACAATGGCAGCTCAAAATTCTGGTGCAGTTAATATTACTGGTGGCACTATTGCTGGTACAACTATAAATTCAATTACTGTAGGAAGTAATGGTAGTGGAACAAAAACTGTTTCTGCATCTAATCCTACTGGTGGTTCTGATGGTGATATTTGGTATAAGGTAGACTAAATGACTATCTATGTTAATGATGGTGCAAACAAAGAAGTTAGACAGGTGTTTGTTAAAACTGGTGGTGTATGGAAATCAGCTAATGAAGTATATGTAAAACATTCTGGTTCTTGGGAATTAGTGCATGGTGTTACATATGTTAGTTTGTCTGGTGATTCTGATGGTTTAATAAAAAACTTTAATTTAGCTACTTATTTAGGCATTTCTAATCCTACTATTGTTGATATAACAGTTTCTAGTGGCACACATTTTGTGTCTACTGATAATACTGTTCCAGCTTTTAATGTTGGAAGTTTACCTATTGGAAGTTCTGTAAGGCTTTCACTTCCTACAGATTCTAGTATTACTGGTAGAGGTGGTAATGGTGGATATGGTTCTAATAGTGAAGGTAATCAATCTATGGCAGGTGATTTTGGTGGGACAGGATTATACACAAGATTTCCAATATCATTAACTAATAATGGATTAATTGGTGGTGGTGGTGGTGGTGGGGGTGGTGCTGGTGGTCGTAGAGTTTATAATGCAGCTGGAAATGGTGGTGGTGGAGCAGGTGGCTATCACGAATCAATAGACTCTAATCAAATTGTAGCATCAGATGGTACAACAGGTTTATCACCAGGAACAAATGTAACTGTACCAGCAGGAGTCGGTGGAATTGGAGCTGGACCAAGAACAGATGGAAGCACCTCACCTAGAGCTTCAGATGGAACAAGAACAAATGGTGGTTTAGGCTCGGATGATGCACTAAATATAGGAAATAGAATAGGTGGTACTGGTGGTAATTTAGGAGTTGCTGGTTTAGCTGTTGTAGCAGCAGGTGGAGCAGCAGGTAATGCTATAGATGGTCATTCATATATTACTTATGTTACAGCAGGAACAATATCAGGAGGTCAAGTAAACTAATGCCTACTAAACGAGTTCAGTTCACAGATTGGCTACCAGATCAACCAGATAATTCAGGTGCTTTAAATGAAGCTAAAAATGTAACACCAGTATCTGTTGGCTATCAACCTTTTCCTAATGCAGAAGATTTTAGTGGAGCAGCAGCAGAAAATATTAACTCTGTTTTTGTAGCAAAATTTGATACAGAAGTAGTGTTGTTTGCAGGTGGTGCTACTAAAATATTTAAATTTAATTCGTCTACAGAAGCGTTAGAAGATAAATCTAAATCAGGTGGCTATACAAGTGCATTTCCTTGGAAATTTGTTCAATTTGGAAAAACAGTTTTAGCTGTTAATGGTACAGCACCTATTCAATATTGGACAATAGGAACTTCAACAGCTTTTGCAGATGTAGCAACCTCACCAACAGCAAAACATATAACAGTTGTTAGAGATTTTGTAGTTACAGGAAGTGTAGCAGCAGGAACTTTAGGTCGTTCTACAGTAAGGTGGAGTGACATTAATGATGAGACTGACTGGACAGCAGGTGCTACATCACAATCAGATTTACAAGTAATTGCAGATGGTGGTAATGTTGTTGGATTGACAGGTGGTGAATTTGGTTTAGTCTTTTTAGAGAAATCAATAGTAAGAATGTCTTATGTTGGAAGTCCTTTATTCTTTCAGTTTGACAACATATCAAGAGGATTAGGTTGTTTAAATGGAAATTCTATTTGTCAATACAACCAAGTTTCATTCTTTTTAAGTGATGATGGATTTTATTCTTGTGATGGCAGTCAAGTAACACCGATTGGAAACGAAAAAATTGATCGTTGGTTTTTTGAGGATGTAGATTTAAGTCTATTAAGTAACATGACTGCTTCTATAAACCCAGCATTAAATATTGCTATTTGGAATTATGCTAATGTAGGTGGTGGAAGAAGTATGTTAGTTTATAATTGGACACTAGGTAAGTGGTCTAGAGTAGAAACCACAGCTACTGTTCTAGGCAATATAGCGACTGTAGGAACGACTTTAGAAGGTTTAGGTACTCTAGGGTACACCGACATAGATGTATTACCTGCATCACTAGATGCAAGACTTTGGGTAGGTGGTAAATTCTTATTTGCTGGTGCTACAGGCACAAAAATATCTACATTTACAGGCTCAACATATAATAGCGAATTAGTAACAACCGATCTTGAAGTTGGCTACAATTCTGTAATTAATTTATTAAGACCACAAATAGATAATGGTAGTGCAGATGTTTCTGTAGCTAGTCGTAGAGAATTAGATGATTCTGTTATATTTGGTGCAGAGGTATCTACTACATCAGAGGGTAGAGTTAATATAAGAACTGGTGGTAGGTATCATAGAGTATCTGTTAAACCTACTGGCTCATGGACAAATGCTATGGCTATAGATGTAGACTTTAAACCACAAGGCAATAGATAATGGCAAGAATGTATAGAACTTTGCCATATCAAGGTGGAGAGCCTAGAGCTGTTGCAGAAGTAACTAACAACGCAATGAATGGCAAAACCAATAATACTGGTTCTGTTACTTTAAGAGCTTCCAATACAACAACAACATTAAATGATGAAAGACTAGGATTTAATAGCGTTGTTTTATTATCGCCTTTAACTGCAAATGCAGCAGCACAGAATCCTTATATTTCTACCAAAGCTAAAGGGAGTGTAGTAATAACACACACAAGTGTAGCAAGTGCTGATCTAAACTTTGATTATATTATAGTAGGTTAAGTGTTATTATTGTTTTATGAAATTATATATTGTACCCACAACTCATGTGCAACAGTATTGGCATCTAGCTGAACCATTATTACAACTAGCTTTAGATAAAGGTAATGACGAGTTTACAGCAGATCAGTTAAAGTTAATGGTATCACAAGGGCAACAACAATTATTACTCTTAATGAAAGATGATAAATGTTATTGTGCTTTGACTGTGCAATGGATTATGTACCCTAACGACAGAGTATGTTATATCACTTATATAGGTGGTAAAAATACTAAAAAAGGATTTGAACAATTTAAAAATTGGGCAAAAAGTAATGGTGGAACTGCTATACAAGGTTCTACTAAATTTGAAAGTATAGAAAGACTTTGGTCAAGACTATACAACTATAAAAAGAAGTATACATTAATGGAGCTAAAATTATGATGCACGATTATTTTCCAGAACTAGATGGAAACCAATCTATTGACAATGGTAAGTTGGGTAGACAATTCCACAAAGGTGGAGGTGGTGGTCAAAGCCAACAAACTACACAAAATATTGACCCTGCTATTCTTCCATATATAACCTATGGATTAGAAGAAGCTCAAGACCTTTATAAAAGTGATGGTCCAAATTATTATCCAGGTCAAACTTATGTAGACCCATCTGCACAAACAACATCAGCAATGGGATTAGCAGAAGCTAGAGCAACAGCAGGTAGTCCATTAATACCAGCAGCTCAAACTCAAGCATTAAGCACAATACAAGGTGATAGGTTATCAGCAGGAAATCCTTACTTTGCATCTATGATGGCTAATGCAGCTAGACCAGTAGTTAATGAATTTAATACAGCTATTAGAGATATAGGCTCACGAACAGCAGCATCAGGAAGATATGGTTCTGGAGCTATGGGTGAAATGGAATCACAAGCATCAGAAAATCTAGCAAATGCTTTATCACAAAGAGGTTCAGAATTAGCTTATCAAAATTACGCTACCGAAAGAGGTAGACAAGATCAAGCAATAGGAAATGCTGGAGCAATAGCAGGACAAGATTATTCTGACATTCAGCAACTAATGAATGTAGGTAAAATGCAAGAGGGTTATGATACATCTGCTCTTAATGCAGATATTGGTAGATTTGAATTTGGTCAAAATGCTCCTTACAACAAACTACAAAGTTATTTATCAGCAGCTTATGGAGCACCAGCACCAGTTAATCAAACTACTACTTCAAGTGGGGGTGGTAAATAATGGCAATTTTTTCTTCAGTAATAGCTCCAATGGCAATAGGATTTTTGGCTGATAAAATGATGGGTGGTACTGGCATAAAAGGTGCAGTAGGTGGTGCTACTTTTGGATTTGGTGGTGGAGCTGAAGCAGCAGCAGGTGGAAAAGGTATGGCTGGAAACACAGCAGCTAACTCTACATTCGCTGGAAACGCATTAGGACAAGGTGGTGGTATTATGGGTGGCTCTGCTGTAAATGCAGGACTAGGTGGATTAGCAACATCAATCCCAGAAACAGCAGGTGGGTATTCTGATTTATTAGGTGGCGACTCTATGTTACAAAATTATGATATGGGTATGGGTGGAGTACAATCTAACTTAAATGCTTTTACACCTACAGAAACAGCGTTAAATATAGCTGAATATGGACCTTTGACAGGGCTTACAGAAGCAGAAAGAAATATAAATACTTTTGGACCTTTAACAGGACCACAGTCTAATGGCTATATTCCAGCACAAATGGATGCAGAAACAGCAGCAAATATAAAACAATATGGTGGATTAGAAGCACCAGTACCAGAAACATCAGGAATGTTTGATAATGGACTATTAAATTATCTAGGTGATTTTGTTCCAGATGAAAAAGATTTAGGTGCTATGGCAATAAACATGGGAGTTAATGCACTTACTCCAGAACAAGAAGAAAGAATACGACACCAACAAGCATTAGTATCAAGAGGTCAAACTGGTAACTTGTTAGGTCAGGGTGGCTATCAAGGTATTGGTGGTCCATACATATTAAGAGCAGGACAATAAGGGAAAACTATGGTAAATAAACCAGGAATAAATAATTTATTTAATATCTTTGAAGGTATGAACGCCTTTGGAGCAAGTCCAGATGCAAGAACTAAAAGCCTATTAGATGCAGAATTTATAA